GAATTATTATCGTTGAATCTATGAATGAAATTTCTAATAGCAATTGTAACAGCAGAAGTAACTCTGTAAAGTATGATTTGTCAGAAATATTAAAAGATGAAAGTTTAAAATGCAAAAATATGATTCAAGAATTAAAAGACCTTATGAAAGACGTTGATGATTTACATAATAATATTAAATATGATATGAAAATTTATAATAATACGCAAAATGATATTATAGACCTTGTGGATGATTGGAGCAAACCTCCTGAAAAATATGGTCTCGAAAATAGTGATAGGATTTTTGGTCAATATTATCTAACAAATAAAAATTTGAATGGTAAAATATTTCATATTGATTTCTTATATACTATCATGGATGATATCAGAAATTTTCGTAAATTATCTAAATATCAACTTTCTTTTATAAGAAATGTCGATCCTGAAACAAAATCTGTTATTATTAATGAGTTTAATAATGCGTTGGAAGTTTTGGTAAGTTCTTTCTAATTATGGTTTCAAATATTTTGATGAAAATATTTGAAAGGAAATTATAAATTCGTATACCCCTCCCTACAATTTTATTTTTATTAAAAGTTTTAAAGAAAGTTGGCATCGATTTTTGAAAAAGGACAAAAATAAATGTCCAAAAAAAAATTTATGGAAAAGAAATTTACAAAAGGTCGATGAAAATATGGTTTCTTAGCATTATGCAGTAAATTCCAATATTTTTATCAAAATATTGTTAGCATAATATTTTTTATAGATTTCAATAGAAAAGTATTTAGGAGTTTTTACATCGTCTTAAATACTATGATATTACGTATTTTATACATATTTTTACATATTTAACTTAATATTTTACGTATCATTGACGAATAATTTACGTAAAAAAATTACGAATATTTTACAAAATAAACGATAAATTTACGTAAATATACGAAAATTTTACTTAAAAAGACGAATAATTTACATTAAAAGACGAATAAATTTTATTTATAAAATATAATATAAATATTATTCATAATAATAAATAATGAATCTTTTAAAAACAGAAGATATAAATCTACCGAATGAAAATAATAATTATATTTGTGAAAAATGTAATTTTTTTTGTAATAAAAAAAATGATTGGAATCGTCATATAAAAACAAAAAAACATAATAATAATTTAATAATAAAAAAAACAAATAAACCTTATGAATGTAATTGTGGTAAAGGTTATATTCATAGTCAAAGTTTATGGAAACATCGTAAAATTTGCCAACATATATTAATTGAAAAAGAAAATGATTTCAAATCAATTGAAGAAGCCCCAATAATCAATACAAACATGATTATTGAACTAATTAAAGAAAATCAAGAAATAAAAAAATTATTATTAGAACAAAATAAACAATTGTTACAACATAATAAAGAAGTGTCAGAGCAAAATAAACAAAATAGTATTTTAATAAATAAAATTGTTGAAAAGGACGTGGTTACGAATAATACACAAAATATTACAAACAACAACACAATCAATCAAAAGTTCAATTTAAATATATTTTTAAATGAGACATGTAAAGATGCAATGAACCTAAAAGAATTCATAGACAATATCAAAATAACATTTGAACAATTACTCAATATAGGTGATGCAGGATTTGTTAGTGGAGTTTCAGATATATTTGTAAAACAATTACGTGACCTAGATATTACAAAAAGACCCATTCATTGTACAGACGTGAAAAGAGAAACCATTTATTTAAAAGAAGAGGATAAATGGGATAAAGATGATAAAGATAATACAAAGTTGAAAACAGCTATAGAGAGAGTAGAATATAGAAATTTAGCAGCATTACATAAGTGGTGTCAAGAGAACCCGGATTCAAAGGTAAATAATTCTAAACAAAATTTACTAAGAGATAAAATTCACCTACAAGTGCTACAAGGAGATCATAAAACACGTGATAAAATAATAAAAAATATATCAAAAGAAATAACTATTGACAAAAATGAAAGTTTAATTCATTCGTGAAAGAAACAATATAAAATAAAAAAAATATATTTAATATTTAAATTATTAAATATTAAATGGAAGATTATGAAAAACTAAATATAGTTTCAAACCCAATAGATAAAGTAAATTTGGAATATTTGATGAATCGTACTCAATATAAAAAATATGTATCAAAGACAAATCCTACCAAACATGCAGAAAACGAATTATTTTTAATGAAGGTAAATAAATATAAAAATAAGATTTCAAATTTAACAGAAAAATTATTAATGAATCCAGAAGAACCAATTACATTAGATGTAAATAATGGGTTCAATGAATATGTAAATATATTAATAAAACATTTTGAAATGAAGGATATGGAAAATGAAGATAATGATACATTGTTTGAAAAAGTAGATGATTATTCAAATAAAAGTAATATGAATTCTATAGAAGACGAAGATGTATTAGAAGATAGTAATAAAATAAAATCATTTTGGGGTAAAAATTGTGTTGTAAAATCACAAGTAATTTTACCATATAGTTTTTCTTCTAAAAATGTGAAAAATTAACAATTACATAGATAAAAAGTAATTAAATTTAATGTAACATTTCCAGATGATGCTGTAACAGAAATATATCGAAATGGTGTAACGCCATATGTAAATAAATCACCGGAAGCAGTATAATTGGTTGTATTATAAGATGGTATTACGAATTGTTGTGATGCATTATTAGTGGTATTATCAATATTATTTGTATAACTGTATAATAAAATACCTAATACTCCAAGAATATTTGAACCATAAATTTTGAATCCTTCTCCAACTTGAATACTACCTATTTTAATTGTAGGATCTTGACATTTTATTGTTTTAATACGGTTAAAATCATATAAATCAATTTGAATATAATGAAGAATATCAATTTCATTATCATTACCTAAGTCATTAGCAAAACCAATACCATTTTCATATGAAGGTGATTGACCTGTTCTAACATAAAGATTTGTAGGAAGATTTGCAATAGTAAATCCATAAACCATAAAAATAAATTGATTAGGTATTTTATATATTATTTTATTACTTTGAAGACCAGCACTAACATCAGATGTAACAAATGTATTTATATATTGAAGACAGCTAGAATCACAAGAAGGTCCAACAGGACCTGTTGATCCTGGTATACCTGAATCACCTTTAGCTCCAGTTGCTCCAGTTGCTCCAGTTGCACCATTAATACCTGGTATACCTGAATCACCTTTAGCTCCAGTTGCTCCAGTTTCTCCATTAATACCTGGTATACCCGAATCACCTTTAGAACCAGTTGCTCCTGTAGCACCTGTAGAACCCGTACAACCAGTAACACCAATAGAACCTGTTGCTCCTGATATACCTACAGGACCGGTAGCACCAGTAGATCCTTTAGATCCAGTAGCTCCGGTAGCTCCGGTAGCTCCATTTTTCCCATCACATCCGTTCTTTCCATCTTCACCGTCACGTCCATCCTTTCCATCTTCGCCATCACATCCGTGTTCCCCATCTTTTCCATCACGTCCATTTTTACCATCTTTTCCATCACGTCCATTTTCACCGTCACATCCATCCTCGCCATCTTTCCCGTCTTTGCCATCACGACCATTTTTTCCATCCTTACCGTCATATCCATCACAACCGTCTTTACCATCTTCACCATCTGTTCCATCACAACCGTCTTCACCATCCTTACCATCACGACCATCTTTACCATCTTCTCCATCTTTCCCATTTTTACCATCTTTTCCATTACGTCCATCACGTCCATCTTCACCATTTTTACCATTTTCCCCATCTTTACCGTCTTTACCATCTTTACCATCACGTCCGTCACGTCCATCTTCACCATTTTTACCATCCTTGCCATCTATACCATCACGCCCTTCTTTTCCATCACGCCCATTTTTACCATCTTTACCGTCTTCTCCATCCTTACCGTCTTTACCTTCAAAACTATTTTTACAATCGTAATATTTATGATTATCTTTCTTAGAATGTTTTTTATTTTTTCGACTGTTACATTTATTGATATGATTATGGTTTTTTTCACAACTGGTTATATGACAAATATCATCGTCATGGTGATGATGTAGTGATCTACGATTGTTATTAGACATTATATATTTTATTTATATTTTTGATAATACAAATAAAATTATGGCTAGATAAACGCAGTTACAATTTTCTATTTAAATTAAAAATGTAAATAGAAAAATGAAATATTAATTTATAGTAATAACAATGACCTTTTTATTTTTACATTTATCATTATCATTATCATATTGACAATTATTATTCGAATCATTATAACATATATCTTGAATTCTTTCAATAGAACATCTTCTGCAAGAACAATAATGTCTAATTTTGTTATTACATCTATTTCTTTCATAACAAATTTCATATTTTTTCATACATTTACTACAATTGCATTTACGGTTATCATATTCTGAACTATAATCTTCTCTTCTAGACATATAAAATATAAAATATAAATATAAAAAAATATTGGCTAGATATTTGACGCAATATTTTTGATATGTTTTACAAATATTAATATTATAATTAAAAATTGTAAATACTATTACAGATGACATAAAATAGGATAAATAGATAATGAAAAATATTACAATGTAAAAATATCACAATATAAATTATATGAGTAAAAGAAAGACAATAAAAAGAAATAAAAAAAAATTGAAAGGTGGTAAAACATTTCATAAAATGAATTGTAATCCGAGAACAAAAGGAAAGACAGTATTAAAAGATAGTTGTTTTTCACAAGAAACATTAGTATTGATAAAAAATTCTTATAACAAATATCATCCTAATAATCAAATACATTCTACAGAATTAGTAGAAATATGGAGAGATTTAAAACAACGATTAAGTGAATGTAGTAAAGAAGACTGTTGGTTAAATCAAGTAAAAAACAAAGATACTCGTGAAGAAATAGAAAAAGAAAGTTTTGCACCCAAACAACCAGAAAAATGGAAGAAAAATCCTAATGAATGGTTATCAAATTATGATATAATCAATGTATTGATACAATATGAAAAAACATATAAAAATTTTTATTTAATTGGTCCTACACCAATTGATTTTGATAGTCGTCCTAGAGAATTAGAAGGGGATTGTGTATGGGAAGAATTATGTAATTTCAATTTAGAAAAACATATAAAGAATGGAAAAAGAAAAATAGCTATAGTTTTTAATTTGGATAAACATAATCAATCAGGTAGTCATTGGGTATCTTTATTTATAGATTTAGATGATAATTTTGCATTTTATATGGATAGTGCTGGAAACAAAATACCAAAAGAGATACAAACATTATATAAGCGAATTTATAAACAAGGTTTAGAAATGCATCCTCCTATAAAAATAAAATTTTATGAAAATAGTCCAATGGAACATCAAATGGAAAATACAGAATGTGGAATGTATACGTTATTTTTCATTATTACAATGTTGACAGGAGAATCAGAAGGAACTGTTTTCAAAAAATACACAGATAAAATAAATTTTTTTAAAAATAAAAGGATTTCAGATGAACATATGGAATTATATAGAAATATATATTTTAATGGTTAATGATTTATGTTAATGTTTTATGTAAAAATTTTATTATTATAATATAAGATAATATAAGAAAATTTATATTATAATATGTCAAATGAAACAACTGAATTAAATGAAAATAAAGGATTTTTTGCTAATGTTTCTAATTATGCATATAATACTGTTTCAAATTTTAATAAAATAGACGATAAAAAGGTTATAACTGAAACATTAAAAGATATGAAAATGTTAAAAATAGATTTGAATAAATTAAAAGATATTATAAATTATCAAGACAATAATATTCAAAATGATAATATTCGAGGTGGTGAATCTGGTACTAGATCAAATCCAATATCTGCTGCAAGAGCAGATATAAATGAATTATTACTAAAATATAGTGTCGAAAAAAATAATATAACAAAAATTTCAGATGAAGAAAAAAATAAAATAGAAAATGCTAAAAACTTAGTAAATGATGAAATAGGTAAAGATAAAGAAAAAAAAGATGATGAAGATATAAAATTTATTTTAGAAAAGGTAGAATCATTAGAAAAAATTATAAATGATAATGAAAGAACAAAAAAAACACCAGAAGAAGAATCAGAAGAAAATGATGATGAAGAAGAGGAAAATGATGATGAAGAAGAAGAAGAAAATCATGATAAAGAAGAAGTAGAAGAAGAAGAATCAGAAGAAAATGATAATGATGAAGAAGAAGAACAAGAAATACCACAACCAGTAAGATCAGAATTACCAACATCAAAACCAGAACAAGAAAGATCAGAACTACCAACATCAATACCAGAATCAAAAAAATCAATACCACCACCAACACCACCAAGACCAAATGAAGATTTTAATGGTTTAATTTTAAATAAAGATGGTTTACAATTATCATCAACAACTTATATAGATAAAGAAACAAGAATAAGGGAAATTTCATTTGAAAATCGTGATAAAAATAATAAAACAAAATTGTCTGAAAAAATAGAATTATATAATTTTTTTTTAAAAAAACATCCATTTATATTTTTATTAAAAGAATCAAAAAATATTAAAACAACAAATGATATATTTGAAGGAATTTTATTACAATTAAAAAAATGGCATTTTAATAATATTAAAAAAGAAAATTTATTAGATAAAAAAACTGAACTAGGTGAAAAAAAAACACTTCCAGAACCAACATCAGAATCAACATCAGAATCAACATCAGAATCAACATCAGAATCAACATCAGAACAAACAACAGAACCAACAACAGAAGCAATAACAGAAGCAATAACAGAACAAACATCAGAATCAACAACAGAACCAATAGTAAATTTTATTAATAAAAATAATTCATGTTTTATAGCCAGTGGATTACAATTATTATTTAATAATGAAGACTATATTAATAAGATACTTGAATATAATACCGATAATTCTAATAGTGATGGTGAAAAAAAAAATAAAGAAGAATTATTTAAAGAATTACAAAAAATTATTAAAAAATATAAAGAAAAATATGAATTATGTAAAGAAACAAAAGAATGTTTATTAGACCCCAATATATTAGATAAATTTTGGAATTTATTAATATTAATAAATAGTAATTTAAGAGTAGGTATACAAGGTGATGCAGAAGAATTATTAACTACAATAATAAATACAGTAGAAGAAGTATCTGGTATAATTGATTATAAAACATTTGATGATAAAGATATTCCCGGAAATATTATAAGATTATCTATTGAAAAATGTGATAATATTGAACAATGTTTGAATGAAGAATCTGAAAAATATAATGTTTTACCTAACAATTTATTAATACAATTAAAAAGATATGATAATAATTTTAACAAAATAAATAAAGATATTAATGTAGAAGATCAATTAAATATTAAATATAAAGAAGAAGATAAAAAATATAATTTGGTAGGATTTATTTATCATGTGGGTGATACAATAGAAAACGGACATTATATTTATTATAGATTAATTGATAATAAATGGTACGAAATAGATGATTTAAACCATAGTAAAAATAAAGTAAATGTTGAAAATATTGAAAATTTAAAAAAAAAAGGATATATTTATTATTATAAATCAAAACAACAACAAGGTGGAGAAAATGACGAAAAAGAATCAAAACAAGAACAATCAAATGAAAATACAGAATCTGGATTAAATAATATTTTATCATTAATAAAAGAAGTATCAAATAAATTAAAAAAACCAGAAAACCAATCAGAAGGAAACACAGAAACTGGATTAAATAATATTTTATCATTAATAAAAAAAGTATCAAATAAATTGAAAGAACCACAAGCAAAATCAGAAGGAAACACAGAAACTGAATTAAATAATATTTTATCATTAATAAAAAAAGTATCAAATAAATTGAAAAAACCAGAACCAGAAGCAGAACCAGAAGCAGAAGCAGAACCAGAAGCAAATCCAGAAACAAATCCAGAACCAGAAGCAAATCCAGAACCAGAAGCAAATCCAGAACCAGAAGCAGAGGCAGAACCAGAAGCAGAAGCAGAAGCAGAGGCAGAACCAGAAGCAGAACCAGAAGCAGAAGCAGAAGCAGAAGCAGAAGAAGAAGCAAAACCAAATGAAATATTATTAAAAAAAATAACATATGATATTGACGAATTAAATAAAACAATAAACAAAATAGATGAAACAATACGAGAATTAAAATTAAAAAAAATAAAAGAATTAGAATTATCTTCAAAAGTAAATAAATATTTTAATGAGAACGATGACGATAAAATAATAGAATTAAAAAAACAATTAAATGAAAAAAAGAAAATTGCAAATGAAGATATATTAAGATTAATAAATTCAATAGATAAATTAATAGAAAATATTGAACCAGAATTAAATGATGAAGATAATAATGAAACAGAATTAGAAAATAATAAAAATGAAAATCAATCAAATAATAGATCAATGGAAGGAATATTAAAAATATATCCATCTGATGAAGTAAATTCTAAAGGATTAAAAATAGGAGATATAATTTTTTCATTAAATAGTAACAAATATGTTGGAGCAGAAGATAAAGCAGCATATTATTTAAAAAATTTACTAGAATATGTAAAAAATGAAAGTTCATCTGATATTTCATCCAAAAAATCCAAAAAATTAAAGAAAATGAAAAATTATTTTAACAAGATAATCAGAAAATACAGTACTGTTACACCAATTAGATATCCAGACCCAGAAAAAATAAAATATCTTAATCAAGAAAAAGAAAATTTAAAACAAGAAAACGATGAAATAAAAGAAAAATTGAAAAATATTAGAGAAGAACTATTACAATTTAATACATCAGAAGATATAGAAAAACAAGAGAAAATACGTAATAATGTAGAAAAAGGATTAAGAATTTTAATAGAAGATGTAAATAATAGTGGAAAATCTCAAATAGATAAGGATAAAGAGAAACAAATTATAGTAAAAGGATATTTAGATGTAATTGATGAATTTGAAAAAAATCAAGAAACTCTAGATCTTGTAGCATATGAAAAAACAGGTAATGATAACGATAATGATAATGATAATAAAATAGAAAAGGAACCTATAGTAATAGAAGGACAAGTAGAAGGAGATATCAAAGGAGGTAATAAAAAACAAATAAAGAGTACAAAAAACAAGAAAAAAACAAGAAAAACAAGAAAAACAAAAAAATAAGTAAACAATAGTAAAAAATATAAAAATAATGATTTATATTTTTTAAAAATAAATGAGTTTATATATTCATTCTGAAAATCAAGAGTTGTTATGGAATGTTATAAGTAAAACATCAATTATTCAACAATATTTTGCTTTATACCATCCATCAGTAAAAGAAAATTGGTTTAAATCAATAATAAGTTCATTTTATGAACAAAATCGTAATATACGTCCAGATCAATTATTTGAAATGAATAAAACAACATTGACCTATATGGTGAATGATATCAAACGTAATATACAATACCAACAAGAAAAGCAGGAACAACAACAATATATACAAGAACAAAAGTTAAAACAAGAACAACATAAAATAGGTGAAAATTATTATATGAATAATCAAAAACAACAAAGTTCTCCAAATGATTATTTAAAACCTTATTCAGTAACACAAAATAAAGAAGATGGATTTTTAAATGAATATAATAAATATCAAAATAATTATCATTCTGTTTTTGAAAAAAAACCCCCAGATTCTATAGATTTTCGTGAAAAGATTGAAGATGGTTATATTTCAAATATGGATGAATTAGTAAAGAAACATATGAAAGAAAGAGATGAAGAATTAAATAAAATTCCTCAACCAATAATGTATAATCGTGAATCACCGTTTCAAAAAATAGTTACAGAACCGATAAAGAATGAAAATACAAATCAAAGATTAATAATTGATCCAGAACCAAAAAATATTCAAATACAAATAGAAGAATTAAATAGTAATAATATTGAAGATAAAATTCTACAAAACTCTGTTTCAAATGTTCAAAAGGAAAAAAAAAATGAAGATCCAACAGTAAAATGGTTAGACAATGAAAATTCTGAAAAAATAAAATCATTAGAGAAAGAGATTATAGAATTAAAAAAATTAGTTTTACAAATATCAGAAAAACTATTTGATCCTTTAAAAAATGAAATGGAATATCCATTAAAAATTGTATCAAAAAACATGGATTTATCTTTCGAAAAAAATAGATTAGAAGAACATATTAACGAAGAAAAAGACATATTATACAAAGAAGGAAATTTAAAAATTCCTTTAGATGTTTCTTATGTATGGAAACCGATATAATAAAAATATATAAAAAGATATAAATATTTATTGTTAAAATGATAAAATGGAATTATTTAAACATACATTTTTTATTAATCTAGAAGAAAGAACAGATAGATTAGAAAATATCGAAACTCATTTATGTATGATGGGTATTAAAGGAGAACGTATAAATGCGGTCAAATCGAAACAAGGTAATATAGGTTGTACATTGTCACATATTCGCGCTATTGAAACCGCAAAACAACGTGATTATAAACAAGTATGTATTATGGAAGACGATATTTGTTTTACAAATCCAGAACTTTTTAAAAAACAATTAAAAAAGTTCTCGGAGAACCTCGAAATAAATTGGGATATATTATTAATTTCTAGTAATGTTAGATCACCATATCAGACAGTCGGTGATTATTGTGCTCGTGTTTATAACGCTCAAACAACAACTGGATATATTGTAAAAAAAGAAATGTATGATGTGTTAATAGAGAATTTCAAAGAGTCCGCAAAATTACAAATGCAGAATCCAGTGGTGCAAAATACATTTAATCCATACGCAATAGATATTTATTGGAAAAAATTACAATATCAATATTATTGGTACATAATAACTCCATTAACAGTAACACAATATGAGAACTATTCAGACATTGAAGGAAAAGTAACAAATTATGATCATTTAATGTTGGATATGGAAAAAAAATGGTTAAAAAGATAAGTTCTTGTAGAACGATCCAAACAATAATAAAAGGGTTTAAAGATTTATTATTATTATATAATAAAATGAACAAAATAAATTATTTTATTATATTTAAAATTGTATCATGTATTGATTTACGTGGAATAAAAAATATACAATATCCTTTTTGTGTGAAATGTAAACATTTCATACCAGAAAAATATTACTATCCTGATGACCCACCTCCAGATGATAGATTAGGAAAATGTGGACTATTTGGTGAAGTAAATATTGTTACCGGAAGTATTGAATATGATTTCGCAAAACATGCTCGAAATGATTTTAAAAGATGCGGAATAAAGGGTTCTTTATTTGAAAATAAAGAAATACAAAATGATAATACAATCCCCCTACGTAATTCTTAAAAAGTTAGCTAAAATAGATTTATTTTTATTTTCATATTCCATGGTTCTCAATTTCTCTTGATGTTCTTTTTGCATCAATCGTTTTTTATATTCTTCCTTTTCAATCTCTAGCATTTGTTCAGATTGTTCATTATCTAGTGGTGAAACATTTTGTTTACCACGTTCTCTCATAAAATGATCAACAGAAGAATATTTAGGCATATTAGATAAATCACGTTCACTAACAGCAATAATAGGTTGATCTTTATGAACTTTTCGTAAATCATCAAATTTTAATTTACTAAAGGGGTCGCAGACAACATAAGAATCATTATCCTCTGAATCATCGTATAATTGAGAACCTTGATTATGATGTAGGTTCTCAAAACCTCGATAATTAGATAAAATAGAACTAGATTGTTTTGATTTTATTTTTTCAAACATTTCATTCATATTTTGTTTATTGATAACACCATCAATTTCAATCGAAGATTTTTCTTCTTTAAACCATGCATTTCTACCCTCATCTATTTTTTTAGACATATTTTCTTCAAAAAGTTGATTAAATCGTTGTTGAAATTCTTTGTTAGGCATTTCATTGACAATAGAATTTATCTTTTTTACAGAGGCTTTATTTAATCCACTTAAGTTCTCGGGAACATATTTTATTTCTTCTTTAGGAAGTATACGAAATTCCTTTTGTTGTTGTTCATACAAATTGAGAACAATATCAAAAGCCTTTTTATAAAAAAGGAAATATTCAGATCCTAAACCAGATTTATCGGGGTGTGTCATTAAAACCTTTTTTTTAGCATGTTTTAAATTTTCCAAAGATATTTCATGAGAAATATCGAATAATTCTAAAATTTCGGATAATTTATACATATGAATATTTAAATTATGTGTTTTCGTTGTTTTCGTTGATTTTATTGTTTTCATTATATAATTCAATAAAAGATAATATATTTTTTATTGAGTATTTTTTTCAAATAAAAAAACTTATTCGTAAAGATATTATAAATATAAAAATTTTATGAATATAAAAAAAATAATTATTATAATATTATAAATAATATGTCAGAATCAAATTTATCATTAATAAACAATATTGAATCTGTAAATGATTTTAATAATTTACTATCAAATAATAAAGGATTAATAATTATAAAATTAACTGCGAAATGGTGTAATCCATGCAAAATAATTGAACCAAATGTAAAAACATTATTTGAAAATATGCCGAATAATGTTCAATGTATAACAATAGATATAGATAATTCTATTGATGTATATTCCTTTTTAAAAAAAAAACGAGTAATAAATGGAGTTCCTGCTATATTATGTTATTTAAAAGGGAATATTTCATTTATACCGGATGATGTTGTAATAGGGGCAAGTATAGATAAAATAAGCGATTTAAATGATAGATGTATTAAAAATGCTGTTTTAATTTCAAACAATTCAATAAAAATAGATTATTCTAAATTAAAACCAATAAAACCATTGCCTATACCAGATACTATTCAATCACAATCAGAACAATTACAAGAAACAATAGATATTACAACAATACCAATAGAAGAAGTAATATTGAATATTACTAGTAAAAAAGAAAGATATATTTTGAAAAATAAAACACGTAAAAATAACAATAAAATTTATTTATTATGATTTTCTTTTTGTTTTATTTTTAAAATCCTGTTTTTTATATTTTTTTCCTCCTTTCATAGTAAAAGAATTATTTTGTGTAGATCCATCATTAAAATCAATTAAAGATAAATATGCTAAAGTTAAAGAAGTTAAACCTATTAATCCATAAGCCATCATTGGAATAGAATCTTGAGTAGTAGAAAGAGAAGTAGAAGTAGGATTAAAATCAGATGAAAAAGGATTAATAATATAACCAGACATAACTAATTATATTATTATTATATATTTTATACGAGGTAAAATATAAAAAATTGAATATATTATGTTATACAATAATATATAACATAATATAACAACAACAACAAGAATGACAACAACAGGACAATATACTAGATTAATGAATGAAGTATTTGATGATCTATGGAAAGTAGTATGGATCTACGAGAAGGAGAAATTAAACACACCAGAAGAAAGAATGGTTTTTGAGTATTTACTTAAAGGTTGGGGTGTATTAGATGATTTTCCATGCGAATGGTTTAAAAAACACTATTATCCGGATAATATAAAGATTATATTTGAGAATGATTATGATGGAGTTTCAGTAGCTGTATTTTATGAAGAAAAGATTATATTTGAAGGGATGATATTAAATCAAGAAGAACAAAACAAACGAGTATGGTCGGAAAATGGTAGTTATACTAATTACATAGATGTATATTGGGATGATGAATATGGTTTATATTTATGGCAAAAAGTATACTAAGTAGGGGAACCTACGGTTCCCCCTACGACCCCTTCCCTTAATGAGAAAACCTTTAATGAAATTTTTGAAATAAAAATATATACATTTTATATTTGTACATATTTTTTCATTGTGAGGAAGGGGTCTCAGGGGAACCTACGGTTCCCTGATTTGTAGATATTTTTTCATAGTGAGGGAGTCTCAGAGGAACCGTAGGTTCCCCCTACCAATCAGCTAAAAGCATTCCTGCTTTGATATTACTTATAAATTCATTTCTATCTTCATAAACTTTATTATATTCACGAATAGCAATTAATTTATCTTGTACACTTGTATTATTTTTTTCTAATTTTTTCAATAATTCCATTTTTATTAAATGTGTATGAAAATCAAACAAAAATTTCCCTTTATTTTTGTCAAAATATAAACTATCATAGCGTTCATCGCGTCCTTGTTTATAAAAAGGAATATTGGTGCCCTTTAATACTTTTTGAATAGGGTCGGATTCATCTTCTAAATTCATTTTTTTACTTTGATTTCTATTATTCAAATCATTTTCAATTACAGAATTAGAATTCATCATAATAATACGACCAGCATATTGAAATAGCCGAGTATCTGTTACAAAACTAATGATAAAGATTTTCCAAATCATTTATTATTTTATATTATTTTTATACTATAATATAATAAAAGATTCTCTTTATTACATTATACAAATACAAATACAAAATTGATTTCTGTATTTTTTATATTTTATTTGTACTAATAAATACATATTAACATGAATGATTTATGGAAACAATTACCAAATGATCTATTGAATCAAGTAATAAAATATGATAATAAAATTAAAAACAGAAATGGGATGTATATCAATCAAATATCAAAAGATGATGAAAGATATAAAATGTTGCTAGGAATTCCTAAAAAAAAAATAGAAATACAAACATATGGATGGAATAGAAGTTATAAAGTAATTGTAAATTTCAAAACAAAACCATATTCTTGTTTAATTATAACGATTTTAGATGAAGGGATTGTAGAAGAAATATATAAAGATTTTGTTTATGAAAAAAATGTATTTTCTACAGAATACAACATAGAATATGTTAATAAGTATATCTATGGACAAACCCATAAATACATGTATAATCGTAAAAAGATTGTTTATAAAATTGATTAAATCAGGGAACCTACGGTTCCCCTGAGACCCCTCCCTCACTATAAAAAAATATGTACAAATCAGGGAACCTACGGTTCCCCTGAGACCCCTCCCTCACTATAAAAAAATATGTACAAATATAAAATGTAGATATTTTTATTTTTTATCTCAAAAATATAATCAAACGTTTCCCTAAAAGGAGGGGGTTGTAGGGGGAACCTTTGGTTCCCCTATTTTATAACAATATATTCAGGTTTTTCAGATTCAACATAATGATTATATTCAATATTACGAACTTCTGCATTACGTTTTAACCATTTATCTTTAACAGATTGAGAAACAGTTGTTTTCATATGACGTTCAAATTGTTCAGGACTATCAAAGAATAATGAAACAGTAGTATTAGAACTTAATTCACCAGTAGACCATCTTACTTTAAAGAATAGGTGTTCACTTAATGAACCAACTTTGTATTGATTATAACGACTTCCAGTAATAGCATCACGAATCATCATACCAATATTTGTAGAAGTAGAATAAACTTCAATTTCTTGTTTTTTATAATTTATGTTACGAACAATTCTATGAAACCCCTTATCTATTTTTTTAGTATCATCCCATGATCTTGAAAATCTTTTTTTACTATTCAATGTAGAACAAACAGAAATATCATCCATGTTATATTGCTCATTATACATATCCATTTCTTCCTGATTATCATCCCCACAAACATCTTCAATATATTGCTGGTTATTAGGGTGTAGATAATCTTCTTCGTATAACATATTTAGTAAACTATTATAAAACTTTTAAATAAGAACTATAGATAATGTATTGAGATATCTTTAAATAGATTTCAAAATCAATTTTTTACATTTTACATTTATAATGATTTTAAAAAATCATTATCAACTATATAGGACATGTCTTTTTTTCTTAATAAATTAAGAAATTCATCATTAAAAATGATGAATCCAATTACAAAAAAAGAACCAACAAGAGAACCAACAAGAGAACCAACAAGAGAACCAACAAGAGAACCAACATCAGAACCAACAACAGAACCAACAACAGAACCAACATCAGAATATGAAAAAAAATTAATTAAAACAGATGTAAATGCATTAATAAACGATAATGAACATCAATATTTATCACATGATTCACTATCAAAAGAATTCACTTTAGAACGTAACATAGAAGATAGACATGTCATACATTTATGTCTTTATAGAATTAATAAGGTTCTCGGAACACCTTTTTTACAAATATACTTTGAAAAAACAAATTTAGAATATAATTTTCCTAAAAAAATACTTAATAATGATATATTTAAAGATATTATTGAACAAATAACAGGGTTGATAAGATTAAAACCTATAAAAGATAATGATGATGTAGATGAAGAAGAAAAAGATGCTGAAGAAATATTTTTAGAAGAATGTATAAATTTTTTTCATGAAAATATTACTACAAAAGAAGATATAGAACCTATTTATAAAGGATTTTTAGAATTAGAAAATAACAAAGAAGATATATTTGTAGTTTTTGATTGTACAAATATAGAAATTATTTTCAAAGAAATAAAACAAAAATGGTTAATTATAGATGAAATATTAAACCCTTCAAATTCATTATTTAAACCAGCTGTATCAAATATAATAAAAACATTGTTTGAAAATAATAAAATTCTTTCAAATATAAAGAATAGAGAAAATAAAAATTATCCAACACCTTTATATTTATATTTATGTAAAAAAATAAATGACAAGTATGAAAATGTATATTATCAGGATAAAGAAGATGAATATGAAACAATAACATTAATACCAGAAAGAGTTGATCATTTTTTATTTAAAGAAATTTATTTGTTTTCAAAAAATCCTATAGGATTAAATATTTTATCTTATTCAAAAATTCAAAAATTTTTAATGTTTATTGATGAAACCAATATGATAAAAAAAGATATTGATGAAATAAAAAAGTTTATAAACAATAATCAAGAAGAAGGAGAATCAGTAAAAGAACAAGATGAAGCAGAAGAAAAACCAGAAGAAGAAACAAAACCAGAAGAACCAGAAAAAAAAACAGAAGAAGAAATAAAACAACTACCAGAAAAAGAATCATTATCAGAAACAAAACCAGAAGAACAAAAAGGAGAACAAGAAGAAGAACAAAAAGAAGGAGAACAAGAAGAAGAACAAAAAGAAGGAGAACAAGAAGAACCAAAACCAGAAGGAGAACCAGAAGAAGAAGAAACAGGAGAAGAAAGAGAACTAGAAATTCCAAAAGCAAATGTAATAGGATTTAAAGAATTTAAAACAGAGTTTTGGTATACAAAATCTATAAGATATTTTACACAATAAAAATTAAACAGAGGAATCATCTAAATATTTATTTAAAAAATCATTTAATATATCTTCTTTAATCTCATCTTTCATGTTATCTATAATTTCTTCTTTCAAAGGTTTTCTACTATAAATAGTAGAAAATTTTTCAATATATTGTTCGATAATATCAATTTGTTGTTTTGTTTCATTATTAATATCTTTTTTATTTTCAAAAAAAATATCTTGACTAAAAGGTTTTAAAGTATTTTCCAATGAAGGTGAAGGTGATGATTTTTCAGAATTTATTTTATCTTTAATATTATTTTTAATATCTTTCATTTTTTTTAATACAAGATTAGCTCCTTTTACAATATCATTATTTTCAAAAATACCTTGATAAGAAAAATATTTTTCATTTGCTTCTATATCATTCGTATCTATAGAATCATTATGAATATCATTTTTATTTTCTAAATACCATTTATGTCTAGTTTTATTGACAGAAACAATAGTATCACAAATATCCGGTTTTTTCAAAATTTTAAAATTATTTTGTTCTTCTTCAGTATTGCCTTTAAATTTTCTAATAAATTCAGCAATAATATATTCTGGTAAATTAGGACTTGTTTCCATAAGTCTATCAAATTCATTACGACAAACTTTGATAAAAGAGCCAGCATCACTACGTTCATCAGGTATTTTTGCTAATTCAATCCGAATATTACGCGCGAATTTATCCCAAGAAATAGATGAAACACGATGAGACTCATTCAATTCAGATATTTTCAAATATTGTTGTATTGTAGTAATAACACCAATAATAATATTGATACTACCTATACCCATAGTAACATAATTTTGATATTCAACAGGAATACTTGCTTGTGCAAATGATGCTGTTCCACTAATTGTAGAAAAAGTAATTGTAGGAATAGTAAACCAAGCATGCATGATCGAAAATTTAATATGTGCTCGATAATAAAGCCATTTGTAACATTGTGCAATATCACACCATTCTACTAAAATAGTTTCATTTTCTTCTGTCCAATGAATTTTTTTTTCTTTGTTCATATTTTCTGTAAATATATTTTGGCTTTTATTATCATCTAAACTTATATCATTTCTATATGCCATAGTATTTATAATAATTTTAGAAATTTGATTATTAAAATAAAATGATAATCAAATTTTACGCGGACATTTTTATAATTTTGTTTTATTTTTTGTTTATTATTTATAATAAATTATTACATATTTATATAAAAAATCAAAAGAACAACAAAAAGGTGGAAAATCAAAAAAAAAGATAATAAAAAAAAGAAAAACATTAAAAAGAAAAGGAAAAAGGAGATTTCGAAAATAAATTATTAAAATGAGGAGGTAACAGGAAATTCTTGGTTTACTCTATTATTATTGCTATTGCGTTGATATCGAGTAAGAAAAGGATTATCACTTTCTAATAATTCTTTTAATTTTTTCTTTACAATATTTTCTTCACTATCTGTATAATAGACATTTTTAATTTGATATCCTTTTTGTACAGGTAAATTATGTATATTCAAAATACATTGATAACAAGGTTTACTATTTTTAATTTTATTAGAAACAGAGAATCGAGCAATGAATATATTACATTGATATAAATTCCCCCTTTTTTTATTTATTGGCGGTAATTTTGAAATAGCATCATATTCAGCATGGATAGAAGGAGTATTCCCGTTAATATCAGTATATTTATTTATACCATAAGACAAAATCTCTATTTTTTTACCAGTCAACAAATTTTCTCCACGACCAACAAATATACAAGCGATATGATAATAATTCCCACAAAGACAATTTGTATTATTTAAAAACCCCTTTTTATTTTCAGATTTTATATCAATATTAGAAGGTAAACAAAATCTTTTGAAATACAATGTTTCTATAATTGATGTCATTTTTATTAAATAGTATCAAAAAACAATAAAAATCAATTTTTTTAAAATATCATTAATTCTATATAATGAAAAACAAAAATATTACGTATATAATTATTATAACTATTGTTTTATTATTTATATTTTTAATTTATTTAACATACAATGATGATAAAAATATAGAAAAATTTGGAATAATAGATATTCAAAAACACCGTGAAAATTTAAATAAAGATATTAAAACACTAAACACATATTTTCGTATGAATTATAAAGATGAATCTGTAAACATAAAATTAGATAATATTACAAAAATATTTTATAATCTAAATAATACTATGGATATTAAATATTATATTGATTTAGTGATAGAAATAAAAAATCTTGAATATTATTTATCAAATAATAATAAATATAAAAATAAAAAAAATAAAAATAATAGTGAATTACATATCCTGTTAGAAAATATAACAAAAGACATAGAAAATATAAATCAATCATTTTCTGATATAAAATATAAATCAATGGATCTTATAACAACTTTATATAGAGAAATAAATAAAGATCCTGAAACTATTTCAACGATGCAAAATAATATTAAAAATATTTTTGGAAATACCAATTTGAAAGATGAATATACAAAAGTAATAAACAACAAAGATATAATGTCAAAATATAAAAATTTATTATCTGATAATCCTAATAACAATAATGTTTCAAATTTCAATAACAAAATAGCTTCGAATTTATCATCTGTAAGTTCTAATATTACCTCTATTAATCCTCTTTAATGGAAACATTTGAAATATCATTTTCAATCAATGATGGATTTTCAAAAATAAAAAAATCATTAATAGATAAATCATAATTTAATAATACTTCAGTGGATACATTATTATTTGATTTATAAAAGGGTAAAAGATGATTTAATTCTTCGGAAAAAGTGATTTCATTAATATTTTTTAATAATACAATATAACGATTGTAAATTTGTTCATTGTATATTTTTTGTGAATATAAAAAATAATATAAAAAATTCATAAACAATTTTAGTTGGTTCTCTATATTCACAGTTTCATTTTGCATTGTGTTTGTAAAATTAAATATTGATAATCCAATTTTATATTCATTATTATAATTGGAAATATTTTTATAATTTTTAATTAAATATTCGTTTAAACTTGTTAATAATAAAATAATATTTTCAAATAAAAGAGTAATATTATCTAAATTATATTCATACAACGGTTCTAAATCTTTATATGTAGGAAAAACTTTTATATTTTCTTTGTTATATTCAAATTTATTTTCTTCAATATAATTTAAAACAGTTTTATAAAGTTTATAAAACTCACAATACATACGATTTAAAACTAATTTACGAGATATATCAATTTGTTCAAATTCGGTAAAAAAATATTTATATTGGAAAAAAAAAGAATCCAAACATAACAAATAAATTTTTTTATTGTTTACTTTTAAAAGTTTATTATATTCTATTTTTAAATTATTAATTTTATTAAAAATGATATCCTTATTATTTGAAATATTATTGATGATTAACAAAACGTTTTTAAATTTACAAGAAAAATCTTCAATTTCATCTTTAAACATTATTAATTTATAAAATGCATATATTTTGTAAAATTCAAAAGAAATAATTATGAAATGACAAAATAAATACATAAAAATATAATGAATAATATAAGTTTAAAATGAAATAAAAAAATATAGTAAAATAATATATTAAATGGATCAATTGACTATACCATCAAATTTTCGATCTATTATAGTAGATTTTACAAAAGATTTATCAATAACTTTTTCAGAATATTCTTATTTATGGGAAAAATGGACAAATCCAGAATTACCCGAATCCGAATTATTAGAACTTTTTCATTTTTGTATAAAAGTATATCCAGAACGTTTTTTTGATATATTATATCAAAAGGATGATCTATTTAATGAAGAAGATAAAGGTATAGAATTTTTACCAAACGTAAATTTTAAAATATTATTTTCATGTAAAGATTTAAGTGAAGTAACAAAAAAAACAATTTGGAAATATTTACAATTGATTTTATTTACAATTGTAGGAAGTATTAAAGATAAAGCATCTTTTGGAGATACAGCAAATATGTTCGAAGGTATTGATGAAAGTGAATTGAACAATAAATTAAAAGATACAATGACTGGTATAGTTGATTTCTTTAAAAATATGGAAAATATTATGGAAAATATTGGAAAAATGAAAGAAGAATCTAACAATAATAACGATAACAAAAATGATAATGAAAATGAAAATAATAATGATAATGAAAATAATAACGATACCAAAAAAAAAGAATTTAATGAAGAAGAATTCAAAGAAAAATTCAAATCTATATTTGAAGAATCAAATTCAGAAGATTTTAAAAAATCATTTCCTTTTAATATGGGATCAATTCCAAGTATAGAAAAAATACAAGAACATTTAAAAACATTATTTGAAGGTAAAATTGGTAAATTAGCAAAAGAAATGGCAGAGGAAATATCAGAAGAATTTTCGGATATATTAGGAGAAAACCCTGAAAGTTTAAAAAATCCCCAAGATGTTATAAAAAAGATTATGAAAGATCCTAAAAAAGTAATGAATTTAATGAAAACAGTTGGTGGAAAATTAGATTCAAAAATGAAATCAGGAGAAATATCCCGTGAAGAATTGATGAAAGAAGCTAGTGAAATGTTACAAAAAATGAAAGATATGGGTGGCACCGATCAATTTTCAGAAATGTTTAAAAATATGAGTAAAGGAATGGGAAAAAATATGAAAGTAGATACAAATGCGTTAGAAAGAATGACAAAATCTTCAAAATTAAAAGAACGTATGAAGAATAGACTAAATCAAAAAAAAATGCAACAGCTACAAGAACAAATAAAATTAGAACAAGAAAAAACAAAATTTTTATTAGAAAGTAAAGATAATGATTCAAAAAACTTAATATTTAAATTAGAAGGAGAAGAAACACAAGAAAAATCATTTGTTCATCCGGACATTATAAAAGAAATAGAAGAAATAGAAAAAGAAGAAGAAAAGGAAAAAATAACTACAACAACAAGTTCTAATAAAAAGAAAAAAAATAAAAATAAAAAATAATAAAAAATGTAAAAAATGTAATATATATATAATATAAATGAGTTTATTTAAAAAATATATAGATTTTAAAATTTTTTTATTTAGTTTAGTATTTGGATTATTTGCAGTTTATATGACAGCACCTACAATGCGTAAAATTTATGTATATCCTAGCCCAGAAAATATAAGTATTTTACAATACAAAGATAAAGCGGATACGTGTTTTTCATTTCAACAAAAAGAGGTAAAATGTCCAGGTGATAAATCTCAAATATCTACAATACCAATGCAAGCTTAAAAAATCTGTTCTCTCATTTCTCTATAAATAGAAACGTGAGATTCATTCGAAGAAGAATCTTTTCTGAATTTTTCAAAACCATGTTTAGCAATTTTTTCAATCATTCTAATAGTAATTCCAATAGAACACCCAGAATGTCCCATATAATCATTTTCAATTTCTGTAAGAATATTTATAATTATTTCGTCTTTAGATAATAAAAATCCTCCATTTTCATTAGCATTATAATTTTGTATATAATCCCATTCGTTTAATCTAGATACAGTATAATAAGCCTTTTCCACCATTCTTCTTGTATGGTCATCAAGAAAACTAAAATCGGGATTTGTAGGAATATCAATTTCTTTTTCACCTGAAACATTTATTCTTTTAATTTTATCTACAAATAAATAAAAATCTAATTTTTTTCTTATGTTACTATCCCTTAAAAGATCTTTTATAAGTAAAGATTTTCTAGAAAAAGGACATGTATTTTTTGTTTCAAGCCATTTTACGATAGAATAATAGTCAAATGTATGACCATAAGGAGTAACTACAGGATGAGTCATTATTTCACAACTGATCGGACAAGTAAGTTGATGAATTATATCTTGATCCAAACAACCAGAAATTTCATATTTGAAAGATGACATAATTTATTAAATGTACAAAATGATTCAATTTAAATAAAAAATCAATTTTTTTCTATTTTATTAATTTCAGTATAAAAATAAAAATAAATATAAAATATAAAATATATGTATTTTTTATAATGGCTTCATGTTTACCATCAACAGTAGTATTTTATTTATGTGTAATATGTTTTTTTCTTGACATCCAATATCATGGATTTGTACCATTTATAATGATAACAGATATATTCGTAGCATTTATTTTAATTTCTATAATAAGTTGGTTTTGTTCAGATATAGGTACCGGTTTAGCATGGTTTACAACATTTGGATTTACATTAGCAGTTCTTTATGTAATATATTTATGGAGAATCAATAATCCTAATTATATAGGATTGATAGAAATCAATGGAAATAGATCACAGTATTATTATCCTTACAATTATTCTTCTAGTACATTAAGTCCTTCTAGCACGTTAAACCCTTCTAGTACGTTAAAACCTATTTATTATAATTTTTTTAGTTGGTTTTAATGAAAAAAATATTTAAATATTTATCAAGTAAATAGTATTAAAAATTTATTATATTATAAAATAATTCTTTATAATATATTATTAATATAGTATGTTACATCAGCCAAATTTCAAAAGAATAATAAATTCAGATACTGGAAAAATAGTTATTTCAGCTTTATTAGGATTAGGTTTAGCAACTTTGTTTAAAAAAGTATGTAATGATAAGAACTGTATATTATTTAATGGTCCAGTCATAAGTGAAATAGATGGTAAAATATACAAATATGGAGAAAAATGCTATACATACACACCAAGATCAGAAATTTGTGATTCATCAAAACGCGTAATTGATATTTCTCATAAAGAACAAATGAAACAAATGAAACAATATGAAAATTCGTAATATAGATAATCTTTAATTATTTGTTATATTATATTCTATGGAAAATATTACTCGAATTTCAGATTTACCTGATCAAAACAATAATAATTCTTCAAATTCAAATAATAATTATATATACATAAAAGATTCGGATGATAATACATCAAATTATACTCCAATAAATATTCATCCAAATCCATATGGTATTTCAGTACAAAATCCAGTAATTACAATTGAAAACAATCAAATGCAACAACAAGTTCAAGATGATTACCAACAACAACTTCACCAACAACAACTTCACCAACAACAACTCCACCAACAACAACTCCACCAACAACAACTTCATCAACAACAACTTCAACAACAAGAACAACTTCACCAACAACAAGTCCAACAAAATATAAATTATTCTGAAGAACAATTACAAAAAATGCAAAATCAAAGATTACCATCTAGAGATATTCCTCAAAATACAATAAATATTATTCAAGATGAACAAGTAAAACCAAATTTTATACCCAAATCAAATGTAGAAGAAGATTATGTTAAAAAATATGAAGATATGACAGAAAAAAATCTTCGTGAATACGAAGAAAAAAATAAAAAAGAAAAAAAAATAGATATTCTCATGAATGAAATACAAACACCAATTTTGGTTTGTCTCCTTTATTTTTTGTTTCAAATGCCTATTATAAACATGTTTTTCAAAAGATTTGCTTTTTTATCAATATATAACACAGATGGTAATTTTAATTTTAAAGGATTGATTTTAAAAAGTATAATATTTGGAAGTTTATATTATACAATTATAAAAACAACAAATTTTATAAACAAATTTTGATGATTAACGATAATATTTTTTTCTAGAATTTCTTTTTTTTTCCTTTTTATATGTTTTTCTACGACCACCCCATTTATATTTTTTATCTTTATCTTCATCATCTTTTTTTCTTTTTTCTTTTCCTTTATTTATATCTCTGTCAATATCTTTTAGATATTTTTTATATGAACGTAAAGTATATTTTGGCATAGATTATTTTATATATAATATATATAAAATATCCTAAAGCATCTATGGTAATATAATTTATAATATTATTTTATTATAAATTACATTTGTAATTATTAAAATAGAAATCCACTTTTTCTATTTTTTTTTGTTTTCAATTTACGAATAAGACTTTGTTCTAATGTATATTTTTTTTTGCTTTTGCTTTTGCTTTTACTTTTACTTTTTTTTTTCTTACCTTTCTCATTATCTCTTTGATTTTCATTATCTTGCAAATCTTTTTCTACTATTTCATCTTTATTATCTTTCAAATCTTTTTCTACTATTTGATCTTCATTATCTTGTAAATCTTTTTCTACTATTTGATCTTCATTATCTTGCAAATCTTTTTCTACTATTTCATCTTTATTTTGTTTTTTATTTTTTTCAACTAATTTATGTGGAGAATACTTTAAAAACCACATTTCATATTCTTTACTATTAGTATTTTTAGATAATTCTCTATATTTTAATGTTTTTTCTGAACGAATATCTTCTAATGTTTTTTGTTCTCCATAACAATTTAAACTAAAACGATTTAATAATCCATTTTGTGAAAGACGATTATGTTCTTCTAAATTAAAAAGAGAAGTTACTAAACACAACATTCTATCTTTATCATAATATTTCATGTCAGCATACATAAAACTTAAATAAAAGGTTAAAATAGTATCTATAGTTGCAATATTTATTTCTTTATTTTGAATAATTATTTTGTTATAACTATGACACGCAATAGGTTTATAAATAAAAGCTATAGAATTTCCATCAACAATTACTTCATTATGATAAGGAATAATTTCTCCAATTTCTTTATGTTTAACAATTTTAATATTTTTAAAACCAGAACGTAATAAATCTTCTTTAAGTATGAACGCGGACTTATCAGAATCTTCAGATAATACATCAAAATCAGGAAATTTCTGAAGATAATTTTTTTGTTTAAAAGACATATATCTAGAATAGAGACTGGTTGCATATCCACCAAAAAAAACAACTCCTTGTGAAATGAAATTTTCACGTGTTTCAATATAAAGTTTATCTTCACTTGATGATTCTTTATCATTTTTATGAAAATCTATTTTATAACATTCTTTCTCTGTTTTTAATGGATAATTTTTATTTAATAATAATAAACGTTTAAAAACTTTTTCCCATCTAGAAACATCACCATTAGGTCTAGATAATTCTAAATACATAGACATTCTCAAATAATTTACAGGAATGTAATACAATCCAGAAATAAACAAAGAATCTTTAAACAATGTTTTATATATTTTAGTATGCATTTGAGTAATATCCGCAATAGGTATAAAATTTACAAAAACTTTGTATGTTCCCATATGAACACCCGCTTTTGCTTCTACTTCAACATAGCCATTATCATAATAAATATCAGTTAATTCTTTTGCATGTTTTAATGCATCTGGGGAATAAAAATCATAATCAGGTATTTCTAAATCAAAATCATAAAATTGTTCGTGTTTGGGTAAAATATTATTAATAGCAATTCCACCATAAAGCATAAGTTTATTTTTAAAAATAAAATCTTCTACTATTTTTAAAATTTTTTTAATATCATCATTATTAACAATTTTCTTTTTATTTAATTTATCTGATTCATCTATCGCACTTCTTAAAATAGTTAATTCACATTCTTGAAAATTCATATTTTTATTACAAATATCAGATTTTTTATAATCCATATTTTCTTAGAATAAATTATATATATTAAAATATAAATAGAAAAATAAATAGTGAATTATTATTGATTATTATTTTTTAAATTCATTTAAAAAAACTTGAATTTTTTCATTAAAGTATTTGAAAATAGTAGTAAATATAGGAATAAAAGAATCATTAGAAATATTTGATAAATTATGTCTGAAAAAAACAATTAAATAAGAAAATATCATAAAAAATAATAAAATGATAGAAAATATAAACATTAAATAAAAAAATGTCTTTTGTATTTTAATTGGTGGATCAAAAAGAAGAGTTGTAATAGTAGCGTCTGGTTGTTCTTTTCTATATGATTTAAAAATAACATTTATAAATAATAATAATATTGATGCTAACATAATAATATGAATAATATTAATAAATTGTATTGTAGCATCATCATTTACACTATATAAACTATGTACAATAATAAATAAACAATAAAATACAAAAACTAATAAAGGTAAATTGTTAAAAATAAACAATGTTATATTTGATAGTCTGTTAATTACTACATTAAAAATTTTTATAATACTTTGAAAAAAAGTTAATTCAATATTACATGATTCTTGTTGATTTTCTTCTTTAAAATTTGAATCATCTCTTACAAAATTAATAACATTAGTTATTGAATCATTGGAAAATATAACATTAATATTAGTAATAATTGAAATCCATAAAAAATATAAAAGACATAATATTATACCTATTGGAATAGCAAGAAAATATATTATTAATATACGTATTATTTCTTTAATGACGGATAAAACAATTTTGATTACAGCAATTATATTGCTTCCCGGAGTCAAAAAATTAATATAAACATCAGCTAAATTTTGAAAAGAACCCAATGCATTTTGTGCATTATTCATAAAAGCACCTTTAATATCTGGTAAACTTTCACTAGAACTATTACCTAACTCTTTTGCTGAATCAAATCCTTGTTTTGTCGAATGAAATCTTTCATTAACTTTTGAACCCATATTTTTTGCTGAATTGACACCTTTTTTTGCTGCGCTAGCAATGCTACTAAACATACTTCCACCCTCAATATTATCTTTATCATATTCTTGATAATAATTTTGATTTTCATAAGAATTTTCTTCAAAATCATCATTGTTGCCACCAGACATACGACTAGATATTTGACTCATCCCTATTTTAACCCCTTTTACTAAAGGTTGAAATATACCAGTGGATTCGATATATTTTCCGAAAACAAAAAGACATAAAATCCCAACAAAAGGATTTTGACTAAAATCTCCTTTAATTACACCAACTATAAGATTTTTGAAATAAGAAATATGTTTATGATTAATATTATATATTATAAAAAATAAAAATAAATAACAAAAAGATTTGTTGAAATAACTAGTATATTTGGGTATCATATTTTCAATAAAATATCGGAAAGAATCAAGAGTAACAATTGCATATTCAAAAACAAAGAATAATATTTGTACAAAAATATTACTTTGATTTTTAAAATATTTTACAGTAATATAATCAAAAAAATTGTGTTTTTTATTTTCAGTAAAATAACTGTAAAAAATAATATAAAACCATACAAATGTGAATAAATAAGCAAATACTAATGATTCAAAAAAACAAATATAATTATAAACAATATTTGAATCATCAATAATGGATGAATCAACTATTTTATCATTTTTTACAAAAGGATTATTATTACTATTAGAAGTTGTATCTATCTTAATAATTTCATGAATAAAATCCCATGTAACTCTTTCATTTCTTATTTTTGGTTTACTTTTTGATAAATAATTACAAATACTAAAGGCAATTAAACAATTAAAAGTGATTATATTGACATATATCTCATTAATAATATCAACAAAAGTTATATTTTCAGATATATCATTTACATTACCATCTTGACTATGATAATCATCTAGACCATCCCAATTATTATTATCATCAAAATTAGGCATTCCAGGAATAGGAATATTAAATCCTTCTTTTAGTTTTTTATAACCATATTTATAATCGTTATTACTATATTCATTATTATCATCGTTATTATTTTTTTTTAAAAAAGGTTTATCATTATTGATATTATTTGATTTTGGTAAATTATATAATATTTCTAATAATTCTGTATTTTTTATTTCATTTAAATTGTTTATGTCTTTCAAGTTATTGATGTTGTTTAAATTATCGATGTCGTTTAAATTGTTTATGTCTTTCAAGTTATTGATATTTTTTAACTTATCGATGCCGTTTAACTTATCATTATCTTTTAACTTATCATTATCTTTTAACTTATCAATGCCGTTTAACTTATCATTATCTTTTAACTTATCATTATCTTTTAAATTATTATTGTTATGTTTGTTTCTTTTTTTCTTAATTTTTTTTAATTTATATTCAATAATATTTGTTTGAAAAACATTTTCATCATTAATTAAAGTCATTTGTATATATTATAGTTTAAATTATAATATATATTACTATTTTTCATTATTATTACTAAACTATTTTTAATTTTTAATAATAAAAATTATCTTGCATACATCATACCACAATTACCACCAATAAATGATAATATATTATATCTTTCTTCAAATAAATACATATTATAATTATAATCGTATAATTGAAAATTTGTTTTACGAATTCCTATAGGATGATTATGATTATCACATATAACATCAAAACTACTTCCAATTGGATCTACTGGTGGAGTATAAGTATTTATTTCTAATTCGATAGTTTTAAATTTGCTCATATTAATAGCACCTGAAGGTTGAGATTCAAATGGACTAGTATTTAAACAAAAATTATAGCAATATAATCCTTCTATAGCAGAACCTCTTGTTCTTGTATATTTTTCAACATAATTATATACTCCACTTGTCAATAAATTTTCACGATAATCACCATTAAAAATAATTCCCATAGAATTAAATATTTCCTTATGATTTTCTGGATGAAAAGCTCCTGTATAATTAAAACCAGTAGATAATTGTCCATTAGGATTTACAGCTATAGTAAAACTAATATCAACAAAAATATCTTTTTTATTTTTAATATAGTTACTTACAGTATAAGAATTAGGATCATTTAATGTAGCTAAAATGGTATTAATTGGTATATTACTATATGGCCAATTTGTATAATTACTCCATTCATTTCTTAAATTTACGTCATTACGTTGAAAAAACCACATCCAATTTGAAACCATACCGTTTGAATAAAGTCTAACTTTAGAAGACCCAGTAACATTAAGGAAAGTATAATCAAAAACATCTTTTATTAAATAGACTTGATCTTCTAAAGCAAAATTTTTAGCTTCATCTTTAGATAAAAAACAATAAGTAGTTAATAAATGAACGTCAGCATTCCATGTTTGAATTTTATTTTGATAATTTGTTGTTGAAATATTCATAGAAGGTGGTGTTTGTAAATAACGATACATTTGAAATTGAGTTTTTGTAAAATCTGGTTGTACATAAGGATTATTATATTGATTATTAAATACATCACGAACAGTAAATAATTCTTGTATAGGACGTAAAGTTACATTTATGTAAAGTTCATTATATTGAAGCGATATTAATGGAAATGCACAATTTGAATTTAAAGTAAACCATGTATTTATTGGTATATAAAGTGTTGTGCCACGAATAGATGGTTCAGCTCCAACAGCATTATCTTCATGTACAGCATTTGGATATATATTAGAACGTCCATTACTATTAGCTGGATTATATAATTCTAATTTATTACCAGTCATTTTATTAAATAAATCTTTTTTGGTTTCTGTAAAATCTCTTTCAACCATTGCATCTAAATATTGACCTGTATATTTTTGAATTGTTAATGAACCACATGTAATAGTTACTTCTTTTATCATATTGATTCCAATTTTATTAATCCATTTAAAATCATATGGAACCCATTTAAAATTTGTTTCTTCACATGGATGATAAACAGGACTCCAAATATTAGGTAATGATACAACCAAATAAGTATCCATTAAAAGTTCCGCATATTTGGGTATTTTAAATGAAAATGTCGATTGATCTGTCAATCGGAGTTCTCTTAAACCATCATAATCAATACGAAATTTTTGAAGACCAAAGTTAGTATATTTTACATAAGATGTTTTAAAAAATGTTTTACTAGGATTTCCTGTTAAAAATGCATTATTATTTCCTAATGATACAATGTTTAGTAAACCTCCAGGCATTTATTATATTTATATATCCTTCTATATATCCTTCTATATAAAAAAATTATATATTAGTTTATCAATACAATATATATTATTAAATATTATTAAATGATAATTTTAAAAAAAATAATATTATTATTAACGTTTTTTATATTTTTATATGTTATTTGGCAACTTATTATTTTACGTATCAATTTAAAAAAAGAATTTAGTAAGCCATTAACAGAAAATTTTCAAGAAGGATTTAGTTTATCTTCAATGTTTTCTTCAGATCAACAATCAGAATTAACAAACATGACTTCTAATAATTCAATACTTATTCAAAATATGAATGAAACGAATTTTAGTTTAACTATAAAAGATTTCTGTATTAAATCGTCATATAATACAGCTGTTTCAGGAAAATATGTTTCAACAAATGCAATAAATTATGTTATTAGTAGAGGTGTTCGATATATTGATTTTGAAGTCTTTTATCTTGATATAAATAGTTTGAATAATAATTCTAAAAGTGTAGATTATGAACCAGTTGTAGGATTTTCATCCGATCCTACATTTGTTCAAATGAATACTTTTAATGTAATTTCATTAAACGATGCTTTATTAATTGCTGCACAAAGTGGATTTTCTACTACTTCTCCAAATTATAAAGATCCATTAATTATAAATCTTAGAATAAAATCAAATAATCAAGATGTATATTCTAGTGTTGCAAAATGTATTGATAAAAGTATATATTCAAAATTATATGTAAATCCTAAAAAAATAATCGTTGTTTCTACTGATATAAGTGGAAGTAGCGTTACTAGAAATATTGCTACTAAAATTAATAAAAATACAAAAATAAGTGATTTAATGGGAAAAATTATTATCAGTTTTGATATAACAACTTTTCCAAAATATGAAGATATTGTATGTGATAAAAAACATGTAGATAATAATTGTAGTTATTTATTATCAAATTATATTAATATTGAAAATGGAGGAAGTGATATGATTCTTTCTTTATATAATTATTTATCTCAAAAACCAACAATAACAATAAATAAAAATGGTTCTACCAATATTGATAATATTTATGTTACAATACCTGATATTACTTATTTAAAGACTAATAATATAAATCCTAATTATGGAAATTGGTTATTAAAATATGGTTATCCTATAATACCTTATCAATTTTACTTAAATGATTCAGCATTATATGATTATGAAAAATTTTTTAATGATAATAAATCCGCTTTTGTTCCATTAGCTGATTCTATAACATATTTTAAAAGATATTTACTTAATTGATAATAAATTTATTTTAATATAATAAAACTTATAAATATTTAAAAGTATATAAAAATTCGATAATAAATTATAAAAATTATGTCTACAAATAAAAAAAAATGTGTAAAAAAACAAATACCTTTTGTTTCTGTTTGTACACCAACATTTAACCGTCGTCCATTTATTGAAAATATGTTTCAATGTTTTCGTAATCAAACATATCCAAAAAATAGAATTGAATGGATTATTGTAGATGATGGAACAGATAAAATTTGTGATTTAATAGCAAGATCGAATATTCCACAAATACGTTATTTTGAAGTAAAAGAAAAAATGACATTAGGTGCAAAAAGAAATTACATGCATAAATTTGTTCGTGGTACCATAGTTGTTTATATGGATGATGATGATTATTACCCTCCACAACGTATAGAAGATGCAGTAGAAAAATTAGAAAAAAATCCACAAGCATTATGTGCGGGTTCTAGTGAAATTTATATTTATTTTAAACATATTAAAAAAATGTATAAATGTGGACCTTATAATGCGAACCATGCAACAGCAGGGACATTTGCATTCAAAAAGGAATTATTAAACATTACTTGTTATGAAGAACATGCTGCTGTAGCTGAAGAAAGAGCATTTTTAAAAGAATATACAATACCTTTTGTTCAATTAGATCCTATGAAAGCAATTTTGGTATTTTCTCATAATCATAATACTTTTGATAAGCGTAAAATGTTGGATAATCCTCATCCTGATTATTTTCGTGAATGTGATAAAACAGTTGATATGTTTATTCAAACAAAAGATGAAAGAGATATTTATAATTTTTTTATGAAAGATATTGATGGATTACTCGAAAAATACGAACCAGGAGATCCTAAAATGAAACCTGATGTATTAAAACAAATCAAAGAAATAGAAGAAAAAAGAGAAAAAATGATGAAAGAAGAAATGGAAAAACAGCGTATGAATGGAGGAGGAGGTGGTGGCGGTGGAATAATGTTACAACAACCTGGAAAAGATCCTATAGCATTATCAAACCAAGATATTATAAACTTAATTCAACAACAACAGCAACAATTAAAAGATTTTGAACAAAAAAACAAAGATAATGAATTTATTATAACTACACTACAAAAACAATTAGTCGAAAAAACGAAAATTATTAGAGAAAATTCTAATTCAAATAATAAAGATTCTGAATTAAATAGCGATATTGGTATTGATATTGAATTTATTGAAAAAAATAAAAAATTAGAAAATATTATTACGAGTCAGCAAAAACAACTTATAGAAAAAACAAAAACAATAAATGAATTAAAAAAAAATAGTGAAAAAAACATAAATAATGAGAATCATAATATTAATAATAATCATGATGAAATGCAAAAAATAATAAAAATGTTACAAATACAATTAATAGAAAAAACAAAAACAATAAGAGAATTAAATAATTCTTCTTCAATTCAAAATATTGAAGAAAAAGAAAAAGAAAAAAAAATGATTGAATTAAAAGAAATAAATAAAAATATAAATAAGGAATTGATAGAAAAAAATAATGAAATAAAAAAAATATCTAATGAATTGTTAGAAAAGAATGATGAAATAAAAAAAATATCAAATGAATTGTTAGAAAAGAATGATGAAATAAAAAAATTATCAAATGAATTATTAGAAAAAAATGATGAAATAAAAAAAATATCAGATAATTTAGTTTATACTAGAATACCTATTCAAATTGAAGAAAATAATGAAAATAAAAATAAAATAAAATTAAAATCTGAACCAGAAATTTGTATAAATATAGAAGAAGAATAATAATTTTATATATTTTGAAAATTATTATTAAATAAATTTTTATTTTTACTATTAGAATTAGGAATCATATTAAATAGAAATTTTATAAATTATTCATCAATAAATTTAGTTTGAATATTGTTCATTTTCTGATATTGATATTGCTATTGAATAACAATTATCATTTTAGTTTACGTCCTTTCTGGTATATAGAGGTAATGATGAATATTATTATGAACTCCATCTGTAGAGAATTCCTGTTTCATATCCATTTGTATTGCCGCAATTTGTGAGTTGCTACTCACGTTGTGGTTACCTTTTGATTCATAATACATTATACACTATGAGAATTGTCACTTCTCTTTACGTAAAATTTGATCGAACTCATAATAGGTTATTTACTCTTTCCACTCTTGGTAGGAGTGAATGTAGGAGTGGGACTCTTGGTAGGAGTGAATGTAGGTGTGGGACTCATTGTAGGAGTAGGACTCTTGGTAGGGGTGAATGTAGGTGTGGGACTCATAGTGGAAGTCATTGTAGGAGTGCGACTCTTGGTAGCAGTGAATGTAGGTGTGGGACTCATAGTGGAAGTCATTGTAGGAGTGGGACTCTTGGTAGAAGTGAATGTAGGTGTGGTAGAGTAAGTAGGAGTCATTGTAGGAGTGGGACTCTTGGTAGAAGT